CCGGAGTTGCCCTGACCGAACCAGCTGTTTGAGATATAAAGAATGCCATTCGTAATCGTGGCGGCCTTAAATCCCGCTGCCGTAGCGGTGAAGTAAGAGCCCGTCACCTCGAACCGGCCACCGCTCTGCTGTTGAATGCCATTATACCCGTCGAACGCGCAATCGATGGCACTGCCGAAGGTGTAGCCGGACGCTCCGGCAAACAGATTCAGGTCCAAATAGAACAGGAACAGGCAGCGCATCAGCTTCAGATCATCACAACGGCCCGAAGCGATGCACGTCGTTCCTGTACTTTGCGCGATGCTCAATTGGTTTGCCGTCATCTCGAAGCCGGCGAAATGCAGCTCGCTGATGCGCACGGTATCGACGCAGCCGTCTATGTAAATACCGAATGTGTAGAAGCTGGCTTGCAGATCACGGATATACGCTCCACCGGAGTTGCCGCCCATATTGACCGCAACGGTCGCATTGGTGATCGACATCTCCTCCAGCACGAAACGCGGCTGAGTGCTGGCCATGACCGCCGCCGGATAGGTGGTGAGCGAAGCACGGACGGCGGTGTCTGGCTGCACGAAGCGTATCTTAAAGCTCTTGAGGTATGCGCCCGGCTCGCCCGAGGTGAGCACGAACACTCCGGCAGCCGACATATTGAACGTGGTGTTGGCCAGGATCACCGAGTGCTGCCGGCCTGCCCCCTGGATTAACTGGCCAGGCGTTGCGCAGGTGATGGCATCACGCACGAGGTATACCCCTGGCGGGATATAAACTGGTTGGCCAGTAGCGATGGCGGCCTGAATCGCCGCCGTGTCATTAGCCACACCATCGCCAATCGCGCCAAACCACAGCACGTTAACCGGGTTGTTTTGCCAGTCGTCGCGATACCAACGACGCGACGACGCATCTACGATGATCGTGCCGCCGTTGTCCGCTGTGGTGGTGTCGGTGCTGACATAGAGGAACCGCCCGCCGCCCTTCGTCCCGGTGCCGGCGTAACTGCGCACCTGCACGTCGGATACCGGTAACGTGGCACTGGTGGACGCACGCAGCGCCGCAATGGTGGCGGCCGTAGCAACCTGTCGGTCAGCGTATTGCTTGGTTACCGCCTGCAAAGGCAACGCCGGATCTAGCGCGAGCGTCACGGTCGAACTAAAGGTCGCGGCGCCCGTTTGCGTGGTAGTGCTGGCAAAGGTCCATGGCGTGTGCGACGTACTACCCGCGCCGTCGAGGCTCAGCAGGTTGACCGGCGCCGTGGTCGAGTTGGCATAGGCCGGCATGTCAGCGATCCGCAACACGCCCGCGGCATTGGTGATGCCAATCAGATTGGCGCCGGTGTTATCGGTAAAGCCGATCGTTGGGTTGTTACCCGACCCAGTGACCAGGAGCTGCTTACCATAATTGGACGAACTCCAGGAACCCAACGAGGTGTTAATAGTACCGCCATTGAGTGGCAGAAACGCTCCTGGCCCGGCTATCGGCACGACCGACGTGGCTGTGCCGCCCGACCCACCAGTGCCTTCGCCGTAGTACAATGTATGACTGGCCTCGTTGTAGGCCAGCTCGGCGTTCGCCAGCGACGCTGGCGTCCCTGCTCCGCCCGCTGCAAGACGACGTTTAATACGCAGAATGTCTGCCATAGTTCAGAACGACCCGCCGTCCAACTGGACGCCGTCGATCGTGCCGCCGGTAATGGCCACCGCGCTGGCGTTCTGGCTCGCCATCGTGCCGAGGCCGGTGATATCGGTTAGCGCAAGCTGCGCCTGGGCAGTGAACGCCGACGTGCCGTTGCCCTTGAGGTAGCCGGTCAGCGTGGTAGCACCCGACCCACCTCGGTTCACCGCGATCGTGGTGGCGTTCCAGGTGCCAGTGTTGACGCTACCCAGCGTGTTGATGCTGACCTGGCCGACATACGCCGCGTCGATGTCGATGTTGTCGGCGAACGCCGTGATGCGACCGGCGGTGCCGATCACGTCGAACGAGTTGCCTGTGCGGGTCATACCCGCGCCGGCGGTAACCTGCGCCGCCTGGGAGAACTGCACCCACACGATGGCCGTCGTGCCGAGTGTGCCGCCGGTCGCCGAGTTGCACACCCACGAACTGTTCGAGTTCAGCGTGCCATTGGCGACGAACACGTATGCCTGGGGAACCTCCAGCCACGTATCCATGTCGAGGGCGCGGGTCCAGGCGCCAGCGACCGCGACGTAAATACCGTTGTTCTGTGCGAGTGTCTGGTCCTTCACCAGCACACGATCGTTGGTGAGCATCGTATAGCCATCGAGGCTTTGCAGCCCGGACAGGGTAATGTTCGCCCCCACCGTCGCCACCTGAACAGCGCCCTTGGCGAGTAGGCCGGTGGCGCTCTGATCCACGTAGCGCTTGGTGGCCGCATCGGACGCAGCGATGGGATCTCCGAGATTATTGAGTAGCTGATTATTCCAACTCACCGCCGAGGTCGGCACCGCCTGCTGGTCCTGCCGCACGGCGAGGACGAACGCTGTGGTGGCGATCTGCGTGGTGTTGGTCCCGGTGGCAGCGGTCGGCGCGGTCGGCGTGCCGGTGAGCGGCGCCGATACCAGAGGCGCGAAGTTGGTGGAGACAAAGCCCGTCGTCGCAACCTGTGTCGTGCTGTTTGGGTAGGTTGCCGTCGGCGCCGCCGGTGTGCCGGTAAATGTCGGCGACGCCAATGGCGCTTTCGTGGTGTCACTCGGATGAACGTGATCGCCTCTGGCGTAGGTTGTCAGAGCGCCGATCGCCGCCGTCCCATCCATCACCGGCGTGGTGGCAGATGCGACCGGCAGCGCCGCTGTTGTCGCGTAGCTCTGCGCCTTGACGAACGCCGTCGTGGCGATCGAGGTGTCATTGTCGGCAGTCAGCGGCGTAGGAGCCTGCGGATCTCCGGTGAACACCGGCGAAGCCAGTGGCGCGCGCGACGTATCCACAGGATGCGCGTGGTCGTTTCTTGCGTACGTCGTGCCAATGCCGACCACGCCCGAGCCGGTATCCACCAACGGCGTCGTGCTGGACGGGTTTGGCACCGCACCGCCCGTCGCGTAGCCCTGGGCTTTGACGTAGGCAGTGGTGGCAAGCGACACCGATGAGTCAGCTGTCAACGGCGTTGGCCCGGTCGGGTTGCCGGTGAACACCGGACTGGCCAGCGGCGCACGCGACGTATCGGTCGGGTGGACGTGATCTGCGCGGGTCCACGAGCTTGCGCTGCCTGCCGCCGCCGTGCCGTCCATCAGCGGCAGGGTTCCCGACGACAACCCCTGCCCGCCGATGGGAACGATTGTCGAGGCCGTGCCACCGCCGCCGCCGGTGCCCTCACCGTAATACAGAATGTGGTCCTGCTCGTTATAGGCCAGCTCGGCATTGGCTAGTGACGTTGGCGCACCAGGGGCACCTGTCGTTCGACGCTTGATGCGCAGGATGTCAACCATCAGCGGGCTCCCTTAGTTGCCATATCAGAAATTCCCTCCGTCTATGAGTTCGTCGCCGGCTCCCACGACCACCCAAAGGGCGCTGTTTCGGCCGTAGGTCAGGCCGTCCACAGGCGCCTCTCCGAGCCCGCCTGGAGGCCCTGGTGCGCCGTCTGCGCCAGGTGCCCCGTCCACGCCTGGTGGCCCCGCTGGCCCAGGAGGACCGCGCCATGCGTCGTCCATCGGATCGCAGGGCACCCCTGGTGGTTGGGGGTGTCCGGCGAAGTCGGGACCGCCGGGGACGCTGATGAACCCATCGAACTGCGGCCCAGGCTCGCATGGTATTGGCTGCGGCTGCGGCTGGCCGATGAAGTCAGGCCCGCCTGGTATGACCCAGCCGCTACCGCTCATCGGCATAGGGGGCGGTGGAGGGGGCGGGGACGGCTGGTCCGGCTGCAGACGCCCGGAGAATACCGGCCCCCGCATGCCCTCAGGCATTAGGCCAGCACCATGGCGCGGGCCTGCACGCCCACTGACGTAGCCTCCTGCAGTTCGACGTTGGCGAGCACGCGTGGCCAGTAGCGCACGCGCGACTTGAAGCCGTTCTGCGCGGCCTGCCGGATGGCACTCAGGTTCAGCCGGTTGGTAGTGACCGGCGCGGTCCCCGAGGACGAGATAACCGCGCCGCCGTTCAGGCTCCCGGTGAGCGCGCCCGCATTGTAGGTCATCGCCGCCCGGAACGGCGTGCCGGGCAAGACCGTGTTCGCGGTGTTCGCCGATGCCTGCCCGACACCGCCACTCGCCTCGACGATATAGAACTGGTTACTGGTCACCCGTGCGATGGTGCAGTTGTTGATGCTGCCGTCGTCGAACCCGACGACGTCCTGGTTGCCGGCGCTCACCTGCTGCATGGTGCCGTCCACCGCGAACGAGCCGGCCGTCGCGCTATACCACGCCGCCGTCGGCATCGAGCACAGGTCGAAGGCGCGGGCCACCGTTGCCGTAGTCGGGGTCGGGATGTAGCTGGTAGGCGCCGTGAGAAACGCCGCCGTCTCGACCTGCGCGCCCCAGGTGAAGATGCCGAGGCCGGTGCTGGCCGGGGTGTAGTTGCCGCCGACGGTCGTTACCGTAGCAGGCTCAGGATAGACAGTGAAAACGTACGACCCGCCGGTCCCGTTGCTGGTGGCTGTCATTGATATTCGGTACCAACCGTTCGGGAACGGCGTAATCGAGCACGTCGTGGTCCCACTTGTCGTCACGATGGTGCCGGTGGTCAGGTCGAACAACCCACCGGTGTTACCCGCCGGAAACCCTGTATTAGCAAACGATAGCGACACACGCGGATAAGCGTTCGCTTTTACGAATAGACTGCCGCAATACGTCGTGCTTAGCGCCCCAGTGTAAGCCCTAAATAAGGCGTGACCATTAGTGCTCGTATCATTAGTTACGACACTCGTTGCAGCGTTCGTGCCGTCAGGCGCCGTGCCTGCGTTGGGGGTCATCGACAAAGCGCCCCCCGGCGAAATACCCCAGCCAGCGGCAGACTGGTCACCACTCGGACCTATCAGGTTAGTCCGCGTCTCCTCGATCAGCAGCCCAAGCGGCGCATGCGAAATCGGGTCATACCCGAACCTCGGCGCGTTGATCGCGGCGGTCTGGATCGTGCCGGTGGCGTCCACGTAGGTGCCGGTCGTGGAGCGGGTGAGGGTCAGCCCGGTAGGCAGCGTCGGTCCCGTCAGGTAGAGATCCAGCAACGGCCCGCTCAGCGACGTGGCGGCCTGTAGCTCGCTGTTGGACAGCGCGCGGGGCCAGTAACGGATGCGGGATACCGAGCCATTGAGGTAATTCGGCGTAGCACCGCTCAGGTTCCCAAGCGTAAACACGTTCATGCCCGGCGGTGTTGCAATTGCTCCTGACACAATAGCACTACCGCCAAGTGAGGCAGAGAACGTTGTCCCATCCCATGATGCTGCGGATTTAGTTACGGTGTTTGCAATAATCGTCCCAATCGTGAGCGGAACCGTAGCAGGATTGATTGTTGCAACTGATCGGCCTGTGTTGGCGCTTGCAGACATGCCCAACACAATACGATTGTTTGCTGTTCCGTCCGAGATGCACACTGCACCGCGAACCGATGCACTTGGATTAGGACTTTGTGGAACAACGAAATCAACCGATGCTGAACCAAGTGCTGCATTGAACCACGCCGCTGTCGGCATCGTCACCACATCCGCCGCCCGCGTGACCGCGCCTGCGGTGGTGGGAATGTAGCTGGTGGGGAAGGCGCCGGCTTCTACCTGTGCGCCCCACATATACAAACCGGATACGCCGTCGCCGGTATAGACACTACCGCCCATCGCATTACTCAAAAACACACGATGAATGGCGCCTGTAGTTGCGGCGGCCGACAACGTAGCAGTCAGCGATACGCGGTACCAGCCGTTGAGGAACGGCGTGATCGTCGCCAATGACGATGTTGCCGCACCGAATGTGGTTGGCGCACCAATTGTGCCAGTCGATAAATCAATGCTTAGAAGCACGCTGTTGGTTGTCGTCGTGTTGTCGAACAACTGGAATTGCGCCCAGCGGCGGGTGTTGTTCTTCAGAAACACCGACGCCGTGACGGGCGCATTGACCGGAACTGCCGCAACAGTCGCATTGTTATAATGCGTCTGTGCCGCAGTGGTATCCTCCACAACGCTGGCAGCCGTTGTCGTGCCATCCGGTGCTGTAGTGGCATTAGCTGTCGCCGTCACGCGGATGGGGTTCCACGGAGAGACGCTCATTGCACCGGATTGCAGGGCGTAGTTGGTCCGTGCTTCTTCGATCAGCAGTCCACGCGGCGTATGTGCCACCGGATCATAGTCGAAGCGCGGCGCGTTGATCGCGCCGGTCTGCAACGTGCCCGTCACGTCGAAATACGTTGCCGTGCTCGCGCGGGTGAAGGTGATACTCGGATCGAGCGTCGGCCCTAGCAGGTTTAGATCAAGCGTCGGTCCGGTAGATCCGCTCATACGCGCGCCGCCAACACGGAGATCCCCACATCCGCCAGTGTGGCGTCCTGCGTCGCAGCGGCCACCATCTGCAGGATATCACCCGCCGCCAATGACCCACCCGCGCCCGCCAGGGTGGCGCTGGTCGCCGAGGCCGTGGTGATGGTGATGGTCCCCAGCGCGCTGGTCACGCCGGCAACCGTGATCTTGTTCAGCGTGAACACCGCGTTCGCGGTCGCCCTGGTCACGTCATACACCACGGTACCCGCGAGTGCCGCAGGTACCGTGATCGCCATCGGCATGGGCACGTTAACCGTCGCACCCGCAGACGGCCGGCCGGCGAACGGGAAGCTGATCGGAAGCTGTTGGACTTCGGCGGGGAGGTCGGAATACGCGAGCGCACCGGCAGTGCTACCGTCGAGTATCAGTCCGTAGGAGGCCAGCGAGGTGAGTAAGCTCGCGAGCGCCGCAGCGTTCGAGCGTGTGCCGGTGACGGTGGGCTTGGCGATCGGTGTAGCGCCAAGAAAGCCGAGTTTACCGCCGGTTGGTTGTAGATACATACCAACGTTAGCTGACGCTATAACGCTCGCAGGACTAGTAAATACTGGGGCATTAAGCGAAATCGAATTACTTGACGGTGTACCAGCCGTGACACTAGGAGTGCTGAATTGCACTCCCGCAAGGGCGGAAACATTAAACGTCAGCATACCTGTGCCGGTCGTGGTAACCGTGACCGCATTTGACGTTGCCGCACCCGGCGTGACCGTCAGCGCATTCGCGGCACCCGTACCAACGGTCAGCGGCGAACCGAACGTGGCGCTGCCGGTCGCGCGTGCGATGGTCAGTGGTGCCGGGCCGAGCCCCGTCCCTGCATCAGTAAACCGGGCAAGTGTCAGATCACTGCCAACATTGCTGCCGGTTTCGGCGGTGGGGCCGGCCATCGTGAGCACCCAACGCAGGAGGCCCGACTTACTCGCCGCGATATATCCGCTGGCGTTCACCGCGACCGAGGTATCGAACATGATACCGGGCCAGTCCGGGCCGTCGGCAATGACCTTGACCCGCGCCGTGCCGTTCACGGCCTGGTTAGAGTGAACCAGCAAAGGCCCCTCGACCATGCCGTTCACCAACCCAAGCGCCTGGCTCCATCCCCCATTGAGCCGGCCATAGGTCAGATCGTTAAGCGGCGCCTCGCCGGTGCCCCCAGGAGGGCCTGGGACGCCCTGCGGCCCCTGCGGACCCGTGGGGCCAGGCGGCCCAACCCAGCGCTCTGGATCAGGCGGCCCGGTGTCAGTGCCAGGGTAATCGCTGTAGTGGATCTTGTAGGCCATCAGAAATACGTCCCCACCACGGTCTGTCCGCTGGTTGGCAGTGCCACGTATCGGTAGATCGACAGCATCGCCTGCGCGGTGTCGTTGGCGTCGGTGTCCATGCCGAACAGCGGCGCCAGCGCATCTGCGGCGAGTGTGGCGTATGGATCGGAGAGCGCGTCGGGGATATCGAGCGATGTCCAGCGTGCGATGCCGCGCATGACGAGGTCGTTGTGGACCGCCTGCACCGCCTGCTGGGCGTTATCGTCGGCCGACAGCACCATCGCGCCCTTCTTCACGCGCCCCTCGAGCAGCGCCACGACTGCCGGGTCCACCGCCTTGCCGAAGCTCGATGCGCCATAAGCCGCCGTGAGCTTGGTGTATTCCTCGGCGAAGGCGCGTGGCATGGCGTTGCTGTCCCACCACACCACGCCCTGGGCATCGAGCGACGCATGCACGCTCGCGACCTTGTCGAGCATCAGCGCCTGGTCTGACGCCGATGGTGTCTCGTCCGAGGCGATCACGCCCAACTCCACCAGCGCCGCGGTGGCGAGCGTCGCGGCGGGTACCATTTCCGTCAGCGTCGGAGAATCATCGAGCGGGACGACGCGCACGCCGAGCCGACGCAGCGCGACCTGAGCAATCGTCCCGACCGATACCGTCATGTCACGATGTGCGCGTTGCTGGGCGGGGCTGCCGTCGAGCCAGCCGCGTTGGTGGCCGTGACCACGCACGTTGCCGACTTGCCAACGTCACCGGCCTGCACCTCGTAGGTCGCGGCATCGCTGCCAGCCGCTGCGTCGTCCAGCTTCCACGCATAAGCGTAGGACGTAGGCTCACCGGTCCAGATGCCCATCGTGCAATTCAACGTGGTGCCCGACTGCGACACGGCGGGAACCTCGCTGTTGACCGGCGCCGTGGCCTCGCCACCGGAACCGCCGTTGCCACCCTCCGGCGGCGGCTCCGGCGGGACCAGCTCGTCACCGGTCAAGATGCCGGCAGCGAGTGATGACAGCCGCGAGGCCTGCGCGCCCATCGTCGGCGTGCGTGCCGCCGCTTCCATCCTGGTCTTCTCCGCCTCGCGCCGCGCCCGGATCATCTCCGGCGTCGGCGGCGGCCCGGTGGGACTGTCCGGGTCGAGGCCGAGCGCCACCAGATGCGCGTCATAGGCGAGGGAGTTCTCCTCGACTGTGCCGCCAATGCCGCCACGCGCGCCGAGCGAGCCCTCGCTGTTGTAGTCGAGGATGATCTGCGCGCCGATCGATGACGCGCCCTGCGCCTCGCGGGCCTCGCGCTCGGCCTTCTCGTCCCGCCGTGGTGCGGCACGCACTTCGGACGGTGCGCGAAAGCCCGGCTGGCCAGGCTGCGGCGGACCAGCGGGATAGCCGGACTGCTGCTGACCGGGCGCGGGCGGCGGGAACTGCGACTGTTGCGCGTGCTGGCCAGGGCCGTAGGGCGTTCGCCCCCCAGCGTCCCGCTCATCCCGCCGACCGCCGTTGCCGTGGGTCTCGTGTTTGTTGTTTGCCATATCAGCCTCCTATGCGTCGGCCGGCGCGGACGAGAAGATCACCATCGAGCCGTTATCGACGGGTTTCGTGGTGTCCACCGTCGGGTCGGTGCCGAAGCGCAGCTTCTGCACGCCCCTGATCTCCTCAACGCCCGTTCCCTGGAAGAATCCATAGTCGCGGCTGTTGGTGATCACCTTCGTCCGCTGTGCCCAGGCGATGCCGATGGCCTGCGCGCCGGCCAGATACGATGCCGCAACGTCGGAAGGACCGCCGCCGACGCCTGCCAGCACCGGCAACTCGGGGATTTCACGGATAATCATCCCGTCGTAGATGATGTCGCCGGCGGTGAACAACGGATTGTCGCTGCCCCTGTTCCACGCATACTGCAAGGCGTTGATAATCACCGGATCGAGCATCAGGTCGCGGAAGCAGAGGCTCGGCACGAACACGACGTACCATTCCTCGTCGTTGTTCAGCCTGATGGGCCGGATTTTCGGCGTTGCCGTGCGCGCGATGCGCTTGGCCAGCGTGAGCTGTGCGGCAGACATCTTGCCGGTCGCCGGGGTGATAGTGGCCAGGGCGGTTGCCATGACACCCGACACCGCGTTGCTCTTGGACGCGCCGAACAACACACGATCGGCGTTGTTGACCATCCAGTAGTTGCGCTGTGCTGCGGTTGCGGCGGCGTAGGACAGCACGACGTTGTTGTCGGCCGTGATCGAGCCGAACGCGCTGATGATGTCGGAGCGCAGCTTGTTGGCGGCCCAGTTCTTCAGCACCGAGCGTGCGCCCTGGAGCAGATCGATGACCGATTTCTGCTCGTCCCAGTCGGATACCGCGACCGCGTGGCGGATGACGCCGACGGTAACGTTGAGGCTCCTGGCGTTGAGGATCTCTTCGTTGCCCTCCAGGACCACGTTGCCGGTTACGCCGGCACCCACCAAGTTACGGATGGTTGGGAAGACAACAGTGTCGCCGGGTTTCCTAGTAAGATCCAGTTGCAACTGGATCATCGCATCCATACTTGTCCCAAAATATGGAGTAAACTGGTTTTCTCTGAGATATTCGACCCAGAAATCACTTTGCCACTGGATCGGCGTTAGTCCGGGTCTACTCGGAGTTACGTTCATGTCGGCCATCGCCGAGCACTCCTATACTAGCTTTCTCCTTTCATTTGATCGCGCCCGTTATGCTCGGCGGCAGCCACTGCGCCCGTTTCGGTCGGCGGCACCTGGGTAGGCACTTGCGCCCGTTAACCCCGGCGGCGGGTAGGCACGTCAGAACCGGCGGAACTGCCCGTTCGCCGACCGTCGATTCTGCACTGGAGCCAACACGTCCTCGAGCGACGGCTCGCCGGTCCAGGTCGATGCTGTGCGTCCCGCGACGCTGCGCGCGGTGGCGAGCGACGGCTGCATGTTGGCGGCGGGTGATGGTGGAGGTGCTGCTTTCGCCTCGGCCTCCCACTTGGCGCGGGCTTCGGCCTCGATGCGTGCGCGGTAGGCTGACGGGTCGTCGCCGACCTCGCGGAGATGCCGGAGCCGGTCCACCTCGCGCGTCATCCAGGCGTAGGGATTGGTTTGGCTGTAGAGCTTGCCGAACAACGTCTGATCGCGGGCGGCGAGCTGCTTGAACTCGGCGACGTACTCGTTGAGCTTGTCGTCGCCTATCTTCTCGCGGATGCGTTCCTCAGAGTTGTTCAGCCGCTCGTTGAGCAGCACCTGCTGCAGCCGCGCAGTGAAGCCCACCGGATCCTGCGCCGGATCGATCGGCTGCAGTGGCGGCATCTGCTCGGGTTGTGGCTGGCGGGCCTCCTCCTGCTGGCGCTTGTAGGCCGCGAGTTCGCCTTCGAGGCGCGCCGCCTTCTCTTTCCAGTCCTGGCGCTTGCGTCGCTCGTCCTCGTAGGCACGGCGCGGGATGACCGGCTCGCCGTCCAGCGGTTGCGGCGGCTCTGCGTCGTCCTCAGGGGGCTTGGACTCTGGTGCCGCCTTGGGTTCAGCCTTCGTCTCCGGCGCCTCCTGGCGTGGCTCTGGGGCCTCGCGCGGGGTTGGTTCCACTGTTGCCGCCTGCGCCTCGGACGCAAGGAAGCTGTCGAGTTGCTCGTTAGCCATGTGATGTCCTGGAGTTTGCTGGTATAGTCGCAGCGGACTGGTGTCTCACCACCAGCCCGCCACTAGCCATCAGAACCGCAGGAGGCTCCAATGGATGAAATACTTAAGACCCTGGCTACGCTCAGCACCAACGTCTCTGTGCTGAACTGGGCGGTCGGCATTCTCGCTGCCCTGCTCATCGCCCTGCTGACTGTCATGCTCAACATCAGTCACCAGCTTGGCCGCACCAACGGCGCGCTGGACGTTCTCATCCAGCATGTCCAGATGAAGTGATGGAAATCTGGAAACGGGTCGTTGGAAACGACGATTACGAGGTCAGCAGCCTTGGTCGCGTGAAGCGTATCACCACGGCTATGGGCGCAACTGCCGGGCGCATACTTAGGCCGGCTCTAGGCAGTCACGGGTATCTCGGCGTCCATCTTGGCAGGCACAACGGACACCTGATCCACAGACTGATGGCCCAGGCGTTCCTGCCGCCAATCTCCGGCCGCACCCACGTGAACCACATCAACGGCATCAAAACCGACAACCGGATCGAAAACATCGAGTGGTCGAACAAGAGCCTCAATCAGCTTCATGCCATGGAACTCGGCCTTTACGCGGGACCGCCGCTCAAGCAAGGGGCTTCCCAAGGCAACGCCAAGCTGACCGATGACAATGTGCGCCAGATCCGAGCAATGCGGGCGGCTGGCGTCCACTACATCAAAATTGCCCAGGAGTTCGGCGTCTCCCAATCGCTCGCCTTCTATGTCTGCAAGACGGGTTGGAAGCACGTCACGTAGCCGACCCAGGCGCCGCGGGCTGCGGGATGGGCGTCTGAAGCAGCCTGTTCGTCGTGACCATCGTGTTGTGCGTGTCTGCGATCTGACCGACGGCCTGATGCTGCGTATGCACAGCCTTGGCCTCGTCCACCGAGGCTTTGGCATGCTTGGCACGGAGATCGGCAAGATCGTGGGCGGCTTGCATCTCTGGGGGCATTTGAGGCTCGGAGGCGACTGGAGCCGATGGTGAATCCGGCGCCGCGAACGGCTGCCCGTAGGGCGGAGCGGAGAACTGGGCGTGTATATCGTGCAGGTTCCGCACGGCATTGACGTTCCGCTCTTTGGCCAGGGCGGAATCCGCCGCAGCTTTCGCCTGTTTGCTCTGGATGTCCGCTTGTGCATGTTGTTGGGCAAGCTGTCCTGCTTGCTGTTGGACCTGACCTTGTTGCTGCTGATGTGCTTGCATCCGTTGCAGTAATTGGTCCTTATCTTTCAGCCCTGAGGCCGCAATCAAAACATCCCCAGGGATAAGGCCAGGTTGCATACCAGCTAGTTGCACTAATGTCGCGAATTGTTCTTGCTGTAGACTTGGGATGTCTATCCCCTCTTCTATTGTTATATCTACATCAAGATCTGAAATATCATTCTGTATTCCAACAACCTGCTGCAACCGTGGATCATCCGGCTGAAGCTGCATGCGCTGCATCATCTGCATGCGCATCTGCTCCGGCATGGCCGCCAGCTTGTCCATGACCCGGATCGGCCGGTTGATGCCGACCCACGTCGTGCCGTTCAGTTCGTCCGTGATCCGCACCCACTTGCCGCCGGACCAATACTCCCGCGCGGCCATCCAGCAGCTTTCGTAGATCCGCCGCGACCAATAGCGCAGCGCGTCGGCGAGTGGTTCGTTCTGTGCCTGTCCGCCGGCCTGCTGGGCCAGGATGGCGCGTCCGCTCAGTTCCCGCGGGTCGGTGCCAGACAGCGCCGCATTGGGGCCGGAGAGCTGCATCTCGGCGGTGGCGTGCTGCAGTAGCTGGAATTGCCCGGTGGCGAGATCGGCGCTCTGCTCGATCTCGAATTTCAGGCCCGGCATCACCTCGACGTAGCCGTCCGGCCGCGCCACCTCGCGACGTGCCTTGTCCACGTCCTGCACGGCGCCCTGCTCGGCCACCACCTGGCGGACGGAGAGCAGGTGCAGCGCCTTCGAGCGCCGCTTGTTGATCTCGTCCTGCAGCGAGATCAGCCCGCGCACCATGCCGTAGCGCTGGTTTTCGCGGTTGATGTAGGCGCTTTGCAGCAGCAGCCCGCAGCAACTCTTGCCCTTGCGGTCCTTGAACTTGGATTTCTGCGGCGCGGCCAGAATGCCGTTCTTGGTGAACGTCGCCTGCCACCAGGTATCCTTCTCGGACCAGTGGCATTGCACAACACGCACACGGCGGCGGCGGTTGTCGGTCCAGAACGCGGTTTCCGGGCGATCGTTGTAGTAGAAATCGACGCTGCTGAACGACGCCTCGATCACGTCGTCGCCCTCGGGATACATGCCTTCGAGCTGGTCCCGATCCATCCAGATCACGAGACCCTTGTAGCGGGCGTCACCGAAGTCCATGGACCTGCTGTGCGGGTCGTAGAAGATGCGATCCCACGGAACGTGCGTAATCGTTATGTTCGCGCCGCCCTGGCCGTCGTCCTCCAGGCCGAGTTCCGCGCCGCCGGCGCCTTCGACCAGCATGTTCTCGAACACGGCGCTGCGGACCAGCGAGAAGTCGTTGTCGTCGGAGATGTAGCGCAACGCCTGCGTGGCAGCGTCGGCGCGGTCCTCCTCGGCCGGCGTGCGGGCGAACGCCTTGGGGTCAGTGCGCGCCTTGCGCTCCATGCCGCAGAGCAGGCTGACCTTGTCGTGGATGCGGTTGATGACGATCGCCGGCTGGCCACGCTTCTTGAGTTCGTCCAGTTCCTCCTTGCTCCACTGCACGTGGTCGAAATACTCGCGGTCACGCTCGGCAAGCTGGATTTCGTCCTGGCGTGCGAGTTCCGATTCCTCGAACCACCGCACCAGCCGGTCGTGCAGGTCATCGAGATCGCGCGGATACTCGTCCCCCACACCGCTGCCGGTGAGGTCGGAGACGGCCGGCGGCTGGTCAGGGCCGCGTGGCTCGTGGACGTGGATGTGGATAGCGGTGTCGCTCATTGGCTCGGTTTGTTCAGTTTATCCCACTCGGGTGCCGCCCGCTTGGCTACAGCCTCCAAATCCGCGTCCGAATACTGCTGGTCCCACCTCGGTGCCACAGCATGCCTAACCGCCACCTGCATTGCGTCCCTGAACCACGCTGCCACGAACGCGAGGCGGTCGGCGTCGGTGCGTACGCCATCGGCCTTGGCGTAGGCGGCGAGGAACTCGGCGGCCCACTTCTCGGGGTCTGCGCCGACCTCGCGCTGGAACCGCGCGCCGGAGAGGGGTTGGGTCATGCTATGCGCCAATTTGCCACCTCTGAGCGGCCGGCACGCTGGAAGGCCGCAGACCAACTGTCGCGCACGACGGGCTTGGCGGTATCACGCACGAACGGCCGCGACATGCAGGCGTAGCGGCACGAGTCCGGCGCGTGATCCTCCATGTCGCTGTCCACGTCCTCTGGCCGTGCGTCGTCGTGCTGTAGCGCCGGCAGGGTGCGTATGAGGTCGCGGCTGGTGGAGAACAGCAGCAGCATTGGCGCGCCGTCAGCGTCGCCCTCAAGGCGGGCGCGGACCTGGTCCCAGCCGCCCATGGCGCCGCGTCCTGCAACACGCTTGTTGTCGGCCGGGCGGAAATGCACGCCGAGGCCCATCATGCGATGGGCGATCGACGGCCCGCCGTCCTCGGCGAACATGGCGGGATCGGCAACGCCAGTCATCGTGCCGGTATCGTCAGCCTCGCGCGCTTTGATGCCGGCAGCGATCACCTCGGCAGTCATGCGCAACCCCACGTTGGGCTCACCCGTACGCATGCCATACCACTCGCGATAGTTGACCAGCGCGCCGCGGGCGATGCCGTCGCTACCGTCGCTGACGGCCCACCAGTGGCAGGCGAACGGGCGAGCGCTGCCCCAGTCGAACGATCTGAACCGCAGCCAATGCTCGGGCAACGAACGCGGCGCGATGACGTGGCGCTCCATACTGAACTCCGGGAAGAACGCACCGCTGACGACCGACCAGTCCCCTTCGAGCCAGGCGCGCACCAGTTCGGGAGAGCCTGACGCACGCAGGCGCTGCACGTAGTCGGGGCCGAGGTAGGCATTATCCCGCACGCGGCTGGGTATGTATATACGATCGAGGCCCTCGGCGGATTTGATGATGCGCCAGCCCATGGGCTCGGGGTCGATGTAGCGAGCGCGCACCCACTGGTGACCAGGGCCACCGGGATTGCCGGTGAGACGAATGCCGACCGGCACACCGGCGCCCGATCGCAATGTGGCCATGAGCTTCATGATCGGCACGGGCGATGGAAAGTTGCCGGCTTCCTCGATGTATACGCGAGTGTATGACGCGCCCTGATATTGCTCGGCGTCGGCATCGCGTTCGAGGTATGCGAAGGTGAGGCGTGCGCCGTTGGGCATCGTGACGCGCATTGGGTTCTGCGTGAACGAGGCGCCGAACTTCGTATAAATGAGGCGTGCGCGTTCGTATGTTTCGAGCAGCTCGATGCGCGTGCGGCGGACCATGAGGCCGATGGCGTCGGCCTTGTAGTCATCGGCGTGGATGGCCCATTCGCCGAGGACAGCGTCGGTTTTTCCACCACCGCGCGCGCCGCCGAAGAAGATTTCAAACACCGGACAACCGACGAAAGCGGCTTGCGGGCCAGGCTGCGCTTCCCAGACGGTGACGATCTTTTCAGGCATTGGTGTGTAAATACCTGTTGACATCCTGCCCACACGTTGGCATAATGCCTACATAGACAGGAGACGACAGATGGCCAACATTCTCTACTTCACCGGCACTGAGCAGCTTACCAAGCCCCACCACGACGGCAGCATCTACACCAGCGCAAAGCATTTCACCGGCCTGAACAGCCTCGGCGTCCGCGTTGCGGTTGAGCGCGCGATCGAGCGCAAGTCTTTCCCGTCCAACCACAAGTGTGACGCTCGCTGCCTGAACGCTACCGGCTTCAAGTGTGAATGCGCTTGCGGCGGAAAGAACCACGGCGCTGGCAACTTTTCCTGCGAAGCGGTGGCGGCATGAGCCCCACCGTTTTCCGCGCTCGCCTTGAAGCCCTCGGCTGGACACAGCGGGGCTTCGCTGCGTTGCTGGGCGTCGCGCATAACACGGTACATCGCTGGGCATTGGATCAGGCGCGGATACCTGACGAAGTTGCAGCATGGATCAACGAAGTCGCGGAGTTCATCAAGCATCACCCTCCGCCGTCTCGGTAGTTACAGATGCATCTATCAGCAGAGGATCGCTGCGGCTGTCGGAAGGCGCGTGCTGGCGCAGCCACTCGGTTGCGCTATCGACGGGCGACGGCGCGCGCAGCACGTATGTCACGGGATTGTTGGGATCGCCGGTGAGTTGCAACGGCAGCACCTTGCCGACGAGGGTGAGGAACGCGGCGGGCGTGTCGAGCGCGCGTGCGGCGAGGTAATCACATCCACCAACCACGTTGAGCGCGTTGAGGATCATGTTACGAAGGTCGGCGGTGTCCTTATTCGGGACGCCCTTTCGGCGCCCTTGTCCGCTTGTGCTCGTCTTTGGCACTGATCAGCACACTTTATGCAGTTATTCTCGCGCCACGAGACAATCCACATTGACCGTAACGTCTCTGACGTGTCCGAACAGCATGAGCGCGACGTGAGCGGTGGAGCGTGTCACTGAGACGACGACGCCTGGGTGCTCGCGGAACGGCCCCGTGGCGAGGCTGCAGGGGGTGCCAGGAGCCCATGGAACGTCGGCGAGTATCCCACTAGCGGCCAGGGCCTCGGCCGCCTGTAGCGCTTCCACAAGGCCCCTAGCGACGTGGCTTGGAATCTGGTCGGCATTGGTGAGCAGTTTGAACACTCCTGGGGCGTAGCGAATTGGCCACCACGGATCACGCAGGTCGAGGCGAATGAACAGATACGACGGGAAAAGCGGCACCTGGACGCGATGGAACATCGACTGGATCGCACGATCGCGACGGCGGACGAACGTGAGCGGCAGGTATGTTTCGTAGCCCTTCTGGGCGAGGCTCTCAGCGGCGCGGCGCTCGGCTTGCGGATATGACGCGATGACGAACCAGCGCGGGCCTGGACGGCATCCGCTAGGCGTGGGGGCCACAACGCGGGCTGGCCCCGTATCCTGTTGGCGGGCAATTAAGCAACTGGTTGGTTGCGTGTCAACGCTGGTGATGGCGTTCACCACCCACCGCGGAAGACGAGGAAGATGATCACGATCAGCACCACGAGGCCGAGGCCGCCGCCGTAGCCCCAGCCTGGGCCGTAGGCGCCGTGGAGGTAGTAGCCGCCGCCGCCGCCGACGCCCACGAGAAGGAGGATGACAATCAACAACACGACCAAGCTCATTTCTTGAGTTCCTTGCGTATCGTAACCGAATGCCCTATGCTGGTTTCATGCCGATCGCCGGAATTTATGCCATCCGTCATACGATTAGCGGTCGGGTTTATGTGGGCTCGTCCAAAAGCATAATCAGGCGCTGGCATAGCCACCGCCATCAGCTTCGGGGCGGCAGACACCACGCCCCACTGCTGCAATCGGCATGGAACAAACATGGTGAGGCGGCTTTCTCATTTGAGATATTAGAGACCGTCCAGCAGATCGCAGACATGATGCTGCGCGAACAACACTGGATCGACAGGCTAAACGCCTATGGCCACGGTCGAGGATATAACGCTTATCCAACTGCTGGTAGCCCGTCTGGCACGAAGGGCAAATCTAAGTCACCCGAACATGCCGCAAAGCTGCGAGCCATTTTAACGCTCAGGAACAAGACTCCGGAGAGTCGTGCCAGGACGGCGGAGCGCAATAAGTCTCCTGAGTATGCCGAAAGGTCGGCCTCTTTTTTAACGGCGAGAAACAGGACGCAAGCGGCGCGCATAGCAACAGGGATACGTAACGGATCTCCGGACGTACGAGCCAAAACCGCTGCGGTGCTGAATGAGCGTAATAGGTCACCCGAGTTTCGCGCATACGTGAGTGCTGCCGCAACAAAACGACACGCGCTCCGACGAGCGGCCAATCTGCCGCCCAGAAGGATGTCTCCCGAACAGCGGAAGAACATTGCCGTAGCAGTGACGGCGGCTTGGGCCAGAAAGAAGGCGCAAGCGGCACAAGCCCAAGGGACGAGTCCCAGCCGATAGCCGTTCATGACGCCACCCAGATGCCGGCCTGCTTGCGCATGGCGGCGAGGTGGGCACCGGCAAGGTGGCAGGCCTTGGGACGCTCAGGCTTGGCCACAGCCTTGCGTTGCTCGTCCAGGTTGCGGCGTTTCTCCGGACGCTCGAACGCTGCGCCGGACGGCGGAAGCGCATCGAGGATTTCCTTGAGAGCGTCCCGGGAAAGTCCAGCCTCGTCCGGCGGAGGATTTTGCTCCGGATTGGGCGTTTTCCCCTCGCGCGCGGCTTCCTTACCTAAAGAAAGATATAAATCTTCTCTTTGTAGAGGTAGCGGTACGCTGGCAAAACTGGTGGCAAAATCCTGGCAATTGCCAGAAATCGGTGGCAAAGGCTCTGGCAAATCAGGTGGCAAACTTCTGGCATTTGCCAGGTTATCCACAGGCAACGGCGGTGGCAAATTGGTGGCAATTGCCAGACTCGGGCTGTCACCTGGCTGCGGGATGATGTGGCGCTTCACCACCTCGGGTTGTGGCGCTGGCTGCGCCTTGGGTGTCGGAGGTGCGCCGCCCCCGTTGTTCGTGTGCGCACGATGCTTGGCCTCGGCGCCTCGCTTGCCGGCATCGCGGCGCTTGTCGCTGATGTCCGTCCAGCGGCGCCGCTCCCAGTCCATGCGCTTCTGGTGCAGGCGGCCGTCACCGTTGGAGGTGAAGAACCCGCACAGCTTGACCCACACGCCTTTCCACGTCTTTTCGTCCAGCTTGACGATCGCTGCCAGCTCGTCCTGATCGTCGGGCAGCGGGCCGGTGCGCCAGTAGTGCATCAGCAGCAGCACATAGGCTCCATGCTGCAGCGTGGTCAGGTGCATGGTGTCACCCAGGTAGTCGGCCACATACAGCGGCATCCACTTGTCGTTGCTGCTCATGCCACGTCTCCCCGCAGGCCATGCACGGTCGCGGCGAAACCCGCATCGGCCGCCATGAGGGCGTCCACCCGCCTCACCGCCTGCATCACCGTCGTATGATCGCGGTTGCCAAATGCCCGCCCGATAGCCGGGAAACTGGCGGGCGTAGCCTGTTTAGCCAGCCACATCGCCACCTGGCGCGGCCTGGCCTGCGCCATCCGTGCCGACGTGAGTTCAAGCACCGTCGTACCCATACGGGACGCGACCAGCCTCTGGATGTCATGGATCGTCATAGACACACCTCTTGCGTTACAGGCAGAGGCGTGCGATTTGAGCGTTGCACTCTTGCTCAGTTCGCGGCCGCCCCGGCCGTTGGTTACAGCTACAGCGCCGCTTCGATGTTTCCAGCATCGGGCGGCGTCGTCGTTTGTACGGACATTTCGAGAGTCGTGCAAAGGGCAAGCGTTCATGCCGCCACCCTGGCCCGCAGATGCACCGCGGCCTCGAGCAGCGACGCCTCGACCTCGGCCACGCTGCGGCACAGACACACTGCCGCCCCGGCATAGATCAGCCGCCGCTGCATCTCCCGCTGCGCCGCGGACACGACGCCGTGTTTCGTTTTCAATTCAATAAGGATCGGCCGTCCCGCTGCGACGACGCATAGATCCGGGACGCCGGCCCGGACGCCGAGACCCTTCATCCGTGCCGCCTCGCGAGCATGCCGCTTGCCACCGTTGGGGATAGCGAATGCCACCGCGTCGGCCGGCAGCGCCACGTCGAGGAACCGCATCACGGCCCGCTGCAGGTCGTCCTCCTCATGCCGGCGCACCAGCGGCGACGCCGCCGGCAGCAGCGAGGCATCGTACATGCCACCACCGACCCTCACGCCACGCGCTCCCGATGCCGCACGAACACGCGGGCATAATGGGGATCGCAGAACGACCGCCCCAGCCGCACCGGTGCGCCGCAGTACAGCCAGGGCGGGCCCGAGCCTTCTAGCCATTTGCATTCGCCGGCCGGCGGCGGCGGGGCCGGAGCAGGCACCACGACCACAGGCGCCACCACCGGCTTGCGCTTGCGCACCACCGGCGCCGGCCTGAGCTTCAGGATCTGGCCCGTGCGGCAGCCGCCGCCATTGTTGTCGCCCTGCAGCCGGATGCCGAGGCGCCGGCATTTGCCGACGACCTGGTTCTTGGTGCAGTCGAGCCGCTGCGCGATCTCCGAGCCGGACATCCCCTGCGCCACGAGCCGCCGCAGCAGCGCCACGCGAGTGTCGGACCAGGGGCTCACGGCCACGTTCCCTGTGGCCAGGACCGCAGCAGCGGTGACGTGGCACGCTCCGAGCGCGCTACCGCCAGCTCCCAGGCCAGCGCCTCGCGCGCCAGCCGGGCCTCCTCACGCATCCAATCCGAAAACACCACGCTCTCGCGCTTCCGCCGGATGCCCTGGCGGCACATCTGCGCCGTGACCCCGGCGACGCTGCGCCCCAGCCGCTCGGCAATCTCCGCGCGCGTCAGGCCCTCCTGCCGCCAGGCGACGGCGCGCTTCACCTCTGGCACCGTCCAGGGGCGGGCGCCCCGTACGTTTTCGGACACACTGCGTTTTGAGTGAGCGACACCGTCGCGCGCCTGGGGCGCGGTGGCTGGTGCGCATGCCATCAGGGTGCGGCGAGTAGCGGTCGGTGGGGGTGGGCCGGCATCAGCCGGTCCGGCCCGGAAACAGATCGGGCCGCAGCCGACGCTTGGGGATCTTGGTGAGCCGCGCCACTGCCGCGACATGCCGCGCCGGCACCCGCCGCCACTGGCTGACCGCCGCGCGGGTTATCCCAATGGCCCTGGCGATCTCGGTGACCGCCAGCCGCTGACGAAACGCCTCCTCCAGGATCGGGTCACGTTCCATGGAGCCTACTTTACGTAAGGCATTCCCGGATTACAATACGGAGAATGCGTTGCTACGATCACCTTAACTCGTGTAAGCTAGGACGGAGCTACTTCAGGTGTGTGGAATGGAGGTTCGCGATCGACTGCGGAGGGCGCGCGTGGCGCGTGGGCTGCGGCAGCAGGATCTTGCCGATGCGCTAGGCGTGAGCGCGACCGCAGTGCTGATGTGGGAAAATCCGCGGTATCAGCGGAGCGTCCCCGTCAGGTTCCGGAAGAAGGTCAGCGAAATTCTGGACATAGACGAGGCGGACTTGGTTGACCAAGACACCCCGGCGGCGGCTGAGATGCCCAAGCCGAAGTGCCCGCGACCCAGCCCCAAAGAGCATGGGCTCATAACGACGAACAAGCTCGAAACCCAGCTCCTGAAGCTGTTCCGGCTAATGCCAGAACCCATGAAGCTGGTGCAGTTGGCGCAGTTCGTCGAGTGTCTTAGCGGCAGCGACCCCGATTACAATGGCCGCAATGCGTTCAATCAGGAGAGGTTCCCCAGCGGCGGCGCGGCACACGAGTCGCGCTAGTAGCTGAACATTTAAAGCCGGATCGCAATCCGGCTCTTGCAAGTCTAGCTTACGTGATGTAAGGTCACGGCTCGCATCGAGTGAGCCTTGGCCATGATGACCGTTCGGCACGTAGATGATCTCCACCCGCGGCTGGCATTGCCCACTGACGGCGGCAACAACGGTATTCTACGCCCACCGTTACACGGTGCGGCAAGCGGTTTCAGCCGTGAATATCCCGTTAAAAACCGTGAGTTCACCGGCAGTGAATACGCCTCCGGGATAATATCAACAGCTAAAACCGGTAACCCGTTCACACTCCAACAAATCATGAACGGTACCCTACCGCACGCATTTGGCGGTCAAAGTTTCGGGCGCTTGTCACAAAATGCAACGCGCCGCGCGGCTTGCGATATCGCAAATTCGGCCGTGCCATGAACCGCGCCCAGGATCTGCGCGACCTCCTGGCCGCCATCGAAGAATGGTCCCACGCCAGCGGCCCCGACCGCGATTACTGGCGCGGCATCGCGCTGTACCGCATCGCAGCATTCCGCAGTCGTTTCCTCAAACCGGAGCGGGCCGCCTTCGAGGCCGCTGTCGCTCGCAGCTACAGGAGAGCCGCATGAGCCACGAAGTCATCGCATCCGTCCGCATTCCGCTGCCGGACGCCCCCGGCGACATGGCAACGCGGCTGGGCGAGGTCGCCTCGGCATGGGGTGAGTTCCTGGCGGGCATCGAGCAAGGCACCGACATCGAGGTCTCGTTCGTGGTGAACCAGACACGCACGCGCCCAGCAGGCACCAGCAAACGTGGCCGCAAGCCGCGCCTCGCCGTTGGCGATGTAGCGCCAAGCGGCGTGATGGGATTGGAGACCGCAGCATGACCGACCCCTGTCGCATCGTCGCTGAACTCAGGGCCGCCGAGCTTGTAATAGCGCTTCAGGCGGCGATCGCCGGCGAACCGCATTGGCGTTCGCATGCCACCAGGCTGCTGCACTCGATCGCCGATCTGGAACTGCCGGAACAGGTCTCGGACGCCCTGCGCGCCGTGGATGAGCGCAAGCGCTGCGCCGAGGTGATGCACGACGTGATGTGGAGCGACTGCAGTGGCTGACATTTCCCCGTACAAGCTCGAACGCGCCATGGCTGCCGTCAGCCGCCTCAAGGCCGAGTTGGCCAGCCAGGACAGCGACATGATCCTGGCGTCGATTGAATCGGAAACGTCAGCCCTTGAACTCATGGACCTCGTGATCGAGGCCGTGGTCGCCGACGAGGCGTTGATCGAAAAGGCCGAGGCCAGGATGAGGCGCATCACGGCGCGAGCCAACCGGCACCGCCTGATCCTCAAAGCGATGATGGAGCAGATCGCGGAGCGCGTCGAAAGACCGCTCGCCACGCTGTCCGTCTCGCATCGCACCGAGGTGGTCGAGGTTCCGACCAACGAGGAACTGCCCTCGATGTTTTTTCGGACAACCCCCGACAAGACCATGATCGCGAAGACGCTGCGCGGCGGCGGCAAGTTGCCCGGCTACGAGCTGCGGGAGAAGCCGGACCTAACCATGATTTTGCGGAGTGCCTGAGATGAACGAGATCGTCCCTGCCAACGGCGCCCTGATGTCGTTCATCGAGCGCGCCGCCAAAGACCCCGAGTTCGACGTGGGCAAGTTCGGCGAATTGCTGCGCCTGCAGCGCGATGTCGGCCACGACCAGTCGCGGCGTGCGTTCAATGGCGCGATGGCCATGGCGCAGTCCGAAATGCTGCCGGTCGTGCGCGACGCCAGGAACAGCCACCTGAACAACCGTTATGCCAAGCTGGAGACGATCGACGCGGCAATGCGGCCGATCTACACGCGGCACGGGTTCAGCGTGCGGTTCGGCTCTGCGCCTCCACCGGCCGAGGGCTTCATCCGCATCACCTGCACCGTGGCGCACGAGGGCGGCTACTTCGAGGAGAACTACCTCGATAGCCCGATCACCACCACCGGCTCGCAGGGCGGTCGCATGGCCACGACGCCGGTGCAGGCGGTCGGTTCCACCGTCACCTATTTGCGCCGCTACCTGCTTGGCATGGTGTTCAACATCGTGCTGGCCGATGAGGACGACGACGGCGAGGGCTCGCGCCGCGTTGCTGCGACAGCCACACCGCGCGCACCCGTCAAGCGTGCCCCGGTAGACGCCGAGGATGCCTACCAGGCGCCGCCGCCGCACCCAGCCCGCCGCACGGCCGGGCAGTTGCTGGACGGCATCGAGATCGCGCTGCGTGACGCGACCAGCCGCGTCGAGGTCGATCGCATCCTCGATGTCGAGGAGGTGTTTAAGTTCCGCGAGCACTTTGCTGCTGACAGCCCGCCCATCCTCCGCCTGAACGCCCTGCGCGATGCTGCCCTGGCGCGCCATCCGCCCAGTAAGCCTCGCGAGGACGAGCCGACCGCCGAGGAACCCGACCCCGACCTCGAGATCGTCGGCGAGAAATACGCCGCCGGCTAACACATTTTTGTTATAGCGGAGCGGGAGATGACGATGACCGATGAACGCGAGACATCAAGAGTGCGCTTCGTAGCCCGGGCGGAGTTCGGCAAACGCCTTCGCAAGCTAATGTCCGACAAGGGGATATCGCCGGCTGATCTGGCGGCCGCCTGTTGGGGCGAGCACGCCAACCAATCTGCCGCCGGAATGGCTGCAATAGATTTTTATTGCAGTGGGAAAGTGGTCCCTAGCAGTTCAATGCTGACGCAGTTTGCGAGCATCCTCGGCGTGCCGGAGACCGAACTGATGCCACAGATAGCGGGGAAGTTCGGCGGCGACCATTCGGACGTGGTTCTAACCGTTGTCGCCGGACAATCCGATCGAGTGCATATCAGTTGGAATGCGGCGGTCTCACTGGACACCGCGATGCAGATGCTCACGATCTTCCAAGGCGACGTTCGCAAGGGTTTTACAGATCCATAAAGGAGGACGATCCCGATGCCCGATGAAATCGAATACGACTGCGCCGACTGCGGCCAGCACGTCGTTGCATGGGGTTTCTATGGCACTGCCGCGCCGGGCAAGCGATGCGCCCACTGCAAGTGGATACGCGACCACGTGGCACCAGAGCATCAGGCAGCGATGCGCGAGAGGCTAGGCGTCCCGCTCGCAGGAGCGACCGATGACTGAGACGCGGCATAGTATAAGCCGTTGATATAACAGGTGCACGTTACGCGGCGAACTCTACTGGAAGCAGGAGCTAGCGATGGCTGAGACGCCCACACCGGAGCAGATCGAGCGACTTGAAGGCGAGATCGCAATGCTGCGGGTCAAACTCCAGTTCATGCGAGACGGGATATTAATGCTGTGCGCCTTCGCCCCGCCGGACGTTGCCGCCAGGGTTAAGGCAGAACTGGCGACCGATGGCTGAGACGCCCACACCGGAGCAGATCGAGCTAGCGCGGCTGATAGAGGGTGGCCAGTGACCGAGTGGTGGTACGCAGAGCAGCTTGCCTGGCTGAACTGGTGGCACGAAGAGGTGGCCGATGCGACTGATGCGATTTGCGATTGGCCGATGGCTGGTCCACTGCGGCCTGCGAGTGATGCCGCCTGGACCTGCCCGAGCGGAACTGACCGACATATTCTGGCAGTGGCGCACGCACGTCACCGTGCAGGTCCGAGCCGGCGCGCGGGCTGCGGAGCACGCCAGGGCCGTGCAGATCGCGAGGCGTTGGCGCGACCGAGCCGCTGATTACAGATCGACAAAGGACACGTAAACGGAGGTTTCAAAACGTGGATGACTTCGTATGAGCACTAACAAATGGCCGGATGGCACGCCGCGATTGCCCGCAACATCGTGCCCTCACTGCGGCTATCGGATGAACGCCGCCGCGCTCGCGTCGGGCGACCAGAACATCGCCCCGAACGAGGGCGACCTGTCAGTGTGCTTTGGTTGTGGCGAGGTGCTGACCTTCGACGCACGGCTGCGGCTACAGCGCATCTCCCCGGCAGTGCTGGCGAAGTTCCACCCCGAGGAAGCGGCGCAACTACGGCAGACGCAGAGCCGCGTCCGCGCGTTCCTGGCAGCCAAACCCGTTGCGTAACCCAATCGCATAGCGTGTATCAGCAAACCGACGTTTGATGGAGTGGCCGAGTGACAACATACCGGATCAGGTACGCCGCCACGGTGGAGCGCGAAGTCGAAGTGCCGAACGATCTTAACTGGTCGGAAGCCTACCGCTTCGTGCGTGACCAGCTTGGATGGGATGCGTTGGCGCACTCGGCTGCGGCCCGGCTCACGATCGACATCGACCGGGTCGTGGATTTCAACCGCCCGGAATACATCAAGTCGCTTCGCGAGCATCCGTTCGGGGCCGGCGATACAGACCGCCATTTCCAATAGCTGAAACCGACGTTTGGAGATGATCCCAATGCCACAAAATCTGCGCCTCGCGATGCGCGTCGAAGGCGACTGGTGGGTGGCCTACGCGGCGCCGATGACCACGATGGACGGCGCGGTGCGCGTGGGCTCGATCGGCATGGGCGCAGTGAAAGGCGGCAAAGGCAGCGCCCGGCGCAAGCAGGCTTTCATGGACCTGATGAAAGACGTGTTGACCGAGTTCCTGACCGACGCCGGAGCCGCGCCGACGCATTGGGATGATCCAGTGACAGCGCCAGAGCGCGAGCGAGCCGGACGCGGATAACGTCCGAAAACGAACCGGCTTCCGGGATTACAGACGCATAGAGGTGGCCAATGCCTGAGACGATGGTGGAGCGCGTGGCGCGTGCGATCTATGAAGCCCGCCCGGAGACGAACGCCGGGGAGCCGATCCCGTGGTCGGACATAGCCGAGGAAACGCCCGTATGGTCCCTCACCTATCGCCGCGCGCAGGCCGCTATCTTGGCGATGCGAGAGTGGCCATGAGCATCGACGATCTCCGCCAGGAGACCTACCTGGGTGACGGAGTGTATGCCCGCTTCGACGGGTATCACGTCTGGCTCCGCACGCCGCGCGAGATCGGTGATCACGAGATCGCCCTGGAACCGGGCGTCGTAGCGCGCCTCGCGACGTTCATCGCCGACCTGCGCGTGCAGTTTCCAGGCGAGACGGTGCCGGCATGGGAATACCTAAAGGCCGCCGTGAAGCGTGCTACCGGCGAGGCCGATATTCCGTCCGAAAACGAAACTTAGTGGCCGGAACGACGGAGACGTGTGACACGACTGAATCACGACTGAATCCGCTTACCACGCCATATGCAGCCTCGCCACATTGGGACCAAACATGAACGAAATCAGCGCCATGCCCCTGCTCCTCGCCGGCCTCGGCACGCTGATCGCGATGGTGGCGCTGCTGGTCGCCGCCTGGCGCCGGTAGCCAAAGAAAAGGCCCCGCACATGGGGGCGGCGGGGCCTAGGTTTGGTTCGTACGGAGTATCGAAGTGCTTGCAGCCTAGCACATCACTGGCGCTGCTGCAGACAAGAATCGAGGATGCGCGTCAGCATAGCATTCCTGGCCTCGGTATTGTGCCCAAAGACGTAGCTGGCAACACCAAGGAATATCACGTTCAAGAGGCACAAAAGTAAGAAAGCAGGAGGCAGCACCCTAATCAGCTTCTCGCTGACCGACGCAATCAGGCCATGCGTGGTGGTCGGCTCGCTCATGCCGGCTTCTCCGCATCGAGGCCGGCCCAGACGTAGCCCACGCCCGGCGCGGTCAGCACCATCGCGGGGCCGAGCTGCTCGCGGAGCTGATGGACGTGCGAGCGCAGGCAATGGTGCGCGTGATGCCGGCGTCGCTCACCGGGCCACAGCGCGGCATTGAACTCGGCGAAGGTCACCACCTCGCCGACGTGCTCCATGAGTAGGCAGACGATGCGGGCTTTGACCCGGCCCATCACGGCGTAAACGACCACTTGCGATCGATATAGGTGTTGTCGTCGCTGTTCGTGGCGATCTGCCCGCGCAGCCACTCGTGGCAGTCCACCGCACCCTCGACGCCCAGCGAGGCTGCCATCGCCAGCGCCGAGAGTGTGTAGCTGGCATAGACCAGCGAGTCCCCCGCCGGCATGACATCAGGATCATCGTAAATCCCGATGCCGGGTTGCATTTGCAGGTTGAGATCCCAAGACTCCTGCCAGCTCGTGACGCAGGGTGCGTCTGCGTTTGGTCGCAACGCCACATTGTACGGGCAGGGCTTTGCACGCACCCATCCAGACTTTCCGTCCGTTCGCGCGATGCTGTTGGCCAATTTCCATTCGAGGATCGGCCGCCAGTCCGCGTATCCAATAGCCACGACATGACCGAGCACCGCCGCTTCGTAGTCCTCCATCCATTGCTGCGACACGCACCCAGGCGGCATCGTGCTGGATGCGGGCGAGTTCTGCGTGTCCGCCATGTAGTGCAGCACGGCGTAGGGCAACTCGGTGAACGGCGCCGCAGTCGGGTGCACATAGCGTGAAAGCATCCACTCGCGCTCGCCATCAAGCCACGACTGCCAATAGGCGCGTGACTGGACCCATGCCGGCGCATCGTCCGGTGTGACCCTGGCACAGTGTGCCAGTGTGCGCAGTGCCCATGCGTGCGCGCGGGTGGCAAAACCGATGCAATAGCTGCCGCGCTGCTGCGGCCCCGATGCGAGCACGTTGTAAGTCGCTGCGAACTGCATTTCCTCGAGATAGTACGGGTCGCCGGTCAGCAGGAACGCGACGTAGCAAAGATCAGGCTCATGTGCCGGATCGAGCGTGATCGGTGTGCCGCATGCCGGAATGTTGGCGGGGTAGTATAACGTGGCTTGTGGGTGCGCTTTGAAGTCATAGACTGCGCCGCCGGTCTCATTCCGGTAATGCCACGGCATGGTGCCGCTCGCTTCCGCTTGTGCGATCATCGAGTCGGGCGTGGCATCGCCGCGCAGATATTCCGCCTGCTGTTCGGTAACGACGCCGATATCGTCACGCTCGCCTGTGCTCGGCATATACGCGGTGAGCCCGGCGAGGCCCATGGGTGTGTACGTCTTCGGCCCCGACAGCGGGCGCGTGGTGGCCAATGCCGTATCAAAGCGCGGCAACAGGCCGTCGAGCTGAAGCTGCGCGATGCTGCCGGTTATCGGACGCGGCTCGGACTGCCAGCGCCAGCGCGAATACCAGTAGTGCTCGGGCACTTCAATCGCGGCGAGCACTTCGTCGTCGGCATAGATGGTCGCGGTGTAGGCGCCCATGTTGGCGGCAGCGGTGCCAACCGTGGTGTCGCCCAGCTCGAACACCACCTCGACGCGCGGGCTGTCTCGGTCGCAGCGGAATTGCACCACGAACGCCGGCAGATCGACGTTGGTCACATCGACGCGCCGCTGGATGAACGCACCGCGCGCATCGGTCCAGTCGCGGCGATCGACCCCGTCGGCGGCGGCGAAGTGATAGATGATGCCGTCGTAGGTGATCCGCACAGCGAGGCCAGACGGCGACGGACCAGGGCCGGGATCAGGTCCGGGTCCGGGATCGGGCGGCTCTGGCGGCGCGGCTTCGAGCGCGGCAACGCGCGCCTCCAGGGCAGCGAACTCGGCGATCGTTGGGACGGTGGACGGCATCAGTCGGCGGCCTCGGGTTGTCCGTTGCTGGGCAGTGGCCCCTGGTTCACATACGCACCCTTTCCATGACGGAACCCATCCCACTTGGGTGCAGAAACCTCGGCTGGTAGCCGCTGGTATTCCGTATCGGCGAACAGGTCTTGCATTCTCGCTTCCTCCGGGTCATCGGCAGGCGGGAACGCGGTGAACAGCGGCGCGTCGTCGCGGCAACGCTGCATCGCCATCTCGGTGTAGGCCGGGTTGAGTTCTATGCCGATGGCGTCGCGTTGCAGGCGATCGGCGACCAGCAGCGTGGTGCCGGCTCCGGCGAAGGGATCGAGGACCACGCAGGGCCGCGTCTCGGCGTTGCACGCGCATGCCGGTGACCAGCCGGTGGTCGTCACGTCGTAACCGTCGCCCATGCGTGTCACAGCCGCTCTAGCGCCCTTCCGCAACGTCGGATCGTCGCGCCTATCCTCATCCGTGCGCGGTAAGAATGTGCCATCTTCAGCGCGCTGCCGCGGGCGCGATTGGTCGCCCTTCCAGCAATCAGGCGCCGGCACATCAGCGCCCTTAATCAGCGGCGATAACGCTCGTTTGTCCACCACCCGCACCCACGCCTTCCCGCACTGGCTGCATGCGCCGCGCTCGCTGGTGCCCGCCAGGATGCAGCGCTCGGCCAACTGCGGCGGGTAGGTGGCGAAGTGGGCGGCGCTGAACGGCGATGTGGGGATCGTCCAGACGTTGCGTAGGTTGCGGCCGGCGGGGTTGTAGTCTCGGTGCGTGGTCGCAAAGCCCTTGCCGCCGGTCCAGCCCTGGTTCGGCGGCACGTTGTCAGGGTCACGATGTACGGCCTTCGGGTTGGTATATACGCCGTTCAGCACGTTGTGGTCCTGATGCGGCTCACGCACCGCCTCGGCGTCGTAATAGTACCGTGCGCTGCGTGTGAGCAGGAACACGTGCTCATGGGCACTGGTTGGCCTGTCGGTGCATGACTCCGGCATGGGGTTGGGCTTGTGCCAGATGATGTCGGAGCGCACCCACCAGCCGTCGGCCTGCAGTGCGAGCGCCAGGCGCGCGGGCATCATCAGGAGGTCTTTGGGTTTGTAGCCGGATGGCACGCGTTTCTCTGCTCGCGGCGTCTCCCCGCGTTCGTCACGGTTTAGTGCGCGTGGTTTGCTATGCGGATCCCAACGATCGGCCGCCGCCGAAAGGCCGTTCTGTGGCCCCTGGACGCCGCTGCTCGCGTAACTATCCCCGATGTTTAGAAACAGCGTGCCGTCGCGCCTGAGCACCCTGCGCACCTCGCGGAACACGGCGACCATGGTGGCGAGGTATTCGTCGGGTGTGGGTTCGCTGCCTATCTCACCATGTTCCGCACCAACGCCGTATGACCTAAGCCCGTAGTACGGAGGACTGGTGACACAGCACTGCACGCTCTCGGCGGGCAGGGTTACGAGCACGTCGCGGCAGTCACCGGCGAGCAGTTGGATCACGTTGGGCTACTCTCCAAACGAACGATTGCAGACATCAGGCGATTCTGTCGGCGTTAGTGTCGGATTGTCATTGACAATCGACGCTGTTCTGACGCATCATCGCGTCATGCCAAACGCACGTATCAACATCGTCGTAACGAAGCCTCAGCAGGCGTGGCTGGAGCGCGAGGCTGAGCGCCTTGGCGTCCGCATCGGCGAGGTCATCCGACGCATTCTGGATGCCGTGAGGGAAAGCAAGTGAGCGACCGCGCCTTCCACTGGACCGTTGGCAGCGTAACCGGCGCGGTGGTTGTCCTGTTCGTGGCCCTCATGGTGGCCATGGTGCTGAGCGAGCCAAAGCGCCGCGCCATCTATATGGCCGACTGCGAGGGTCGCGGGTTCACTGCCCCTCAATGCGTCTTGCTGTATCGGCAGAAGCAGGACGCCGACGCCGCCACATTCCTCGCCCTCAGCGCCGTCGCAACCTCAGCCGCTACAGCGGCACGCCGATAACCAAGGACACCGACATGGACGAGGAACTGAGGCAACAACTGCTTGAGATGGAAGCGCGACTTGTCGGGCAGGTAAATCGCTCGACCGAGCGCATTCTCGACCGTCTGACGGCACTGGAGGGCGACGTGCGCAACCTGCGCAGCGAGCACAGCGTAACGCGCGACACAGTGCTGAAACTACCGGGCATCGTCCTCGGCGCGATCGAGGAGCCGCTGCTACGCCGCATCACGGCGATCGAAACCCGCGTTACCAAGTTAGAGCCATGAGCGACGCCCCCGTTACCTTGGAGTTCCTAGCGCGCCAGATGGCGCTGCTGCTGGATGAGATAGCCACATTCCGCGACGATCTGAAGAAGCTGACCACCCACCTGGAACGCCGCGTCGAGAAACTGGAGGGGTTGTGATGCTACCTATGATCGGGTTTTTTCTACTCGTATTCTTCGCGGGATGCTTGGCGTATTGGGGCTGGCTCGACTAAGGAGTCTCTTGCCCCGGCGGCGTACGTAGCGGCTCGGAAGGATGCAGCATCTGATTCATCCGCTGCATGTCGAGCGTCATAGTGCGCCGTTCAGCCAGCGTCTTGCCGACGTTCTTCAGCACGCCGAGCGCGATGTTGCCACCCGGCCCAAACAGGTGCCCGGCAACCATATGCAGCGCTCCCTCGCCGCCCAGCTTCCCGTATGCCTTCATGGCGTCGATGATGTTCGGCATCGTGTCGGAGCCGGCCGCCCGCGCCAGATCCATCGCACTGGCTGAACGGCGCAGGCTATCGCGGATATTCCACAGACGCATCATGTTGTCATCCGAGATCGCCTTATAAGGGTTGAGGTCGAACGACGGCGTGGACCGACTATCCACAACGTTCTTCATGAACCGCTGGAAGTCGCTGTATTGCAGCGTCTGGCCGGGGCCGCGCAGCTTGTCCGTGGCGCCTTGCAATACATTCATCTCATCGATCGCCCGCGAGTGATCCTTGTACCTGTCCAGCATGGCCTGATAGCCAGGGGCCACGTCCTCGATCTGTTTGTCCACGACGCCAGAGACTTCGTTCAGATCGTGGGCAACCGCGTGCAGATTGCGATCATCAGCTTTCGCCCGCGCGCTGGTCATCGAGTCAATATCCCGGCGCAGGCTCCACGCCTCCACTGGATCAGTGATGTTCGCCGATTTGATGCGCTCCAGCAATGGGCGATAGACCGCCTGCAGTGCCGAGTTCTGCCGGTTCATCGGCTGGTTGAGCACGTCCTCCATGTGGCTGATGACGGGTTGAAGATCGACCGGCCCGGTGACGTTCGTAGGCGCGAACACCGCGGCCTTGTCAGCGTTGATGTCAGCCTCTCTCGCCACACCCCGGTTATAGATATCTACCGGGCCTTTCGCGGTGTTGTTCAGGTAGGTCACCCGCGCAGTGTTATTGCTGGCTGCGGCTTCCTTGGCGGCCTGCGATGCCTCTGGCGTGCGGATACCGAGCTGCTTCAGATCCCTGGCCACCGCGACGGACTGCTCTTGTTCAGCCAAATTGGCATTTTCGCCGGGAATGTAGAGGTTGCGGTCAGGCTCGCCGATGACTTGCGGCTCAAGCAGTTTCTGGCCTTCAGCGTTGGTGCGATATACGGCCTCCTCTGCTGGCGTATGGATTGCCTCATAGCCTGGCGTGATCTGAGCGCCGGCCGGCCGCGCTGTGACGCCCACTTCCGGTGTTGGCGGGGGCGCAATACCAGTCGGCGACGCGGGTCCACCAGGCTCGACCGGCGGCCGTGCCGCCAGTTCCGGTGTGAGTGGTGCGGCATTGAACTCCGGCGACAACTTCGCACGCGGGTTGAACGTTCCTGGCGGCACGAAAATAGGTGCGCCGAACCGCATCGGCTGCGCTCCAAGGCTACCCGCCTGCAGCGCCTCCGGCGTCACCCCTAGGCGACCAGTCCCCGGATCGATGGTCACCGCGTTGTCGGGGTTGTCACCGAAGAGCGTCGGCGTCTGGGTCATGCCGAGCAGCATATTGAGCGGCGTCTGGAGCAGCCCGGCCCCGAGATGCACGCCAGTTGCGATGGCCTGACGCCCGAACCTCTCGGGTTCACTCGCACCAGGTGGCGGCGCCAGTCCGTGAATGGCTCTCAGGTCTAGCTCGCGGATCTTGTCGCGCAACGCCGTCACTGAGAACGGCGGCGTCGGCGTCTGTGATTGCGGGATGTCCGCGGCCAGCGCATCGGGAGATGCCAACACGTCGGATAGCGACTGAGGGGGCTGCGTCTGCTGGGTCGGTGTCTGCGTCACGACATCCCAAGCGCCCGCCGCCGGCTTGGTGTCTATGACATCCCATTCGCCAGCCATTATCGCACCTTAATTGGCTGGCCATTCCGCAGCGTCCAGACCTGCCCGTTGCCGAACGTTGTCTCGTGGCCCTCCTTCAGACTTGATCTGGCCGCGGCGGGAAGTGTGACCGTCTCTGGCGATTCACGCCCCGGCGCACTTCCGTCCGGCTGCCGCATCTCGCCGGTTTCCGGATTGTAGATCGGCGCTAACCCATGGCGGTCGTAATAACCGGCCTGCCAGCCGGGCGGCAGCATACCCCCGCTGCCGGGTTGGGCCGCATCTTTCACCGCGGCTTGTGCCATCTCACGCTCGTAGGTGAACTGCGAACGCGCCCAAGCCAATACCCGCCGCACCGCGTCCGGGTCAGTCTCGATACCAGGCTGAGCGTGGATGAATGCATCGATCTTCGCGTCGGTGATTGAACTGCCCGGCCCAAGGATCTGTTGGAGGATGGCACCCGACACCACAGACAACGTCTTGCGCGCTGTCTGGATATTCCCGATGGCCGTCGGATCGACGTTAATGAACGGCACCTTATCGGTCGGCACACCGAGCGACTTCAACGCCGACTGTACCTCTGTGAGAGCACCCGAGAAGTAGCCGGTATTGATGCCTCCGGCACGCGCCTTATCCAGTTGACTTAGGCCATAGTCGATATTCCCCTCCGCCGTCGCCGCGGCGCGACCCTGGTCGATTATCTTCGGCAGAGCTTGCGCGGTTGCGGTGCCGGTGGCGGTGCCCTGTGCTGCCGCAGCAGCCTGCTCGGCCACCCTCTTGGGGTCGGTTGTATAAACAACCGTCGCCTTACCGCCAGGCTCGGATTGGAGGATCGTGCCCTCTTTGGTGGTCGTCAGGCTTGGCGCTCGCGGCGTCACCGGCGGATGTGTGCCGGTCTCATCGATCCATGCGTTGTGCTGGTCGTTCCAGACATAGTGCGCATTCGGGTTCGCCGCGTTCAAACGCTCACCGGTAAGCTGCTTCGTCTGAATGCCGGTATTCGGATCGACGCTGACACTATCCGCCTGCATCACCAGCGCCGCCTGCGACTTGAGATAGGCGACTGCCGCCTTCGCCTGCGGCAGTTGGCCACCCGGCCCCATCTCGATCGCAGCCGCTTGGCGGAGCATCTGCTGCGCCTGGTGATACTGCGGCGAGTTCACCCCAGTTCCGGGTTGCGCTCCAGGCTGGACCACCGGAGCCGTTGGAGGTTGCTGTTGTACCGGCGCTGCGGCGGTCTCAGAGCCTGCCCCAGGCCCGGCCGTGTCTGTCCCACCCGTCCGCGCCGCAACGCCGCCAGGGGCTACCGGAGTGGCCGCGCTGGCCTGTCTCACGCCGGCAGCGATGTCCGCTTGCGATAGCCGCTTTCCGGCACCGCCGGTTTCACCCGGCTGCGCCGCAGTGATCCAGGCAGCCGTCTTTGTCGGGTCCAGTTGAAACGGCTGATCCACGCCGACGCCCATCGCCCCGGCGATCCGTTGCATGTCGGCGTCGTTGACCGCGCTCCCCTTGTGCCATTCGGTATACATCTGCCGCACGGTGTTGAGGCCGCGATCGGTCTGATACGACTGGAGCTTGGCCGCGGTCGCGGCAACGCCGTCCGCCATCGAGCCGAAGTTCGCCAGCCGCGCTCCGCCGGGCGTAACAACGCCGCCGGTATCGGTGGTGAGGTTCAGCGGGTTGTTGGCATTCCACCCGGTAGCAACGCCCTTGGGATGGTCGGTGCCGGGGCCTGAGCCTCGCGCGACCTCGAAGTGCATCGGATCGCGGTCGGCGCCCTGCCAGTCACCGCCCCACGTCAGGCCCCACTTGGCGGCGAGACTGCGCGCCAGATCAGGCGGGATGTCTGCCTGTGTGTTGGCACCCCGCGGATTGCGCTGCCAGTTCACGTCCATTGCCAAACCGTAGGCGTGCTGGCTCGGCGTGTTGGTGCCGGCGATGTTGCGCGGGTTGTAGCCGCCGGTGGTGTCTGGATCGAGCTTGTAGCCGGCCGCTTCAAGGTCGGTCAGCAGCCCCTGGAACTGCGGCGCGGCGCTCTTGGCAACGGTCGCGCCAGCGCCGCTTGGCAGCCGGAACTGCGTCAGGTCGGGATGGATGCCCGCAAGGTTCTGCGGCGCCGTTGGTGTGCTTGTCCCAGGCGGTGCATTAGTCCCGCCGCCCGCCGCCGGAGCCGTTGACGTGGGGGCGTTCTGTCCGAACACGGTGCGTAGGTTCTCTGCCAACCCAGGTGGGGTTATGAACCCCATCGAATACTGGTCTTTGGCGGAGATCCCCATGCCAGCCAGCGCCCGCGCCTGGTCATCACCTGGGTAGGAGGCCGGTGCATTCTTGAAGTACCCAGGCGCCGACGCCCGCGCGTTCGCCAGCAGCGTCGGATACGCCGCGGCCCGCGCCTCCGGCGTCTGATACTGTGACAGCAGTGTGCCGGCGAGCCTCGCGCCCATCTCGATCTCGTGGCCGCCGATGTCCTGCTGCTGCTGCAGGAGCTGGTTCTGGCCGCTCTGAAGATCGATCCCGGTCTTCCCCGATATCGAGTCATACAGGATGTTCAGCGGGACCGAGCTGGAAACCTGGGTGCCGGACATCAGACTGTCCAAGTCCCGGTGTCAGTGCCGCCGCCACCACCGCTGCCGCCAAGCCAACTCTGAAAGTCCTTGTTGGTCAGCAGCGCATTCGCGGCAGTGCCGAGGGAACTCGCCGTGTTTCCGTAAATCGAACTCTGCGCGTTGGCCCCGCCGATCGCCGTAGCGCCAGCAGCATTGGCCGTTGAAGCGCCCCCCGCCGCAGCGCTCTCGCCCAACGTGGATAAGCCCATAAGACGATTATAATACGTTCCGAAGTCGGAATTGGCTAGGCCCTCACCGAACGTCTGTTCTGCCTTGAGCGTTGCCCCCGATCGCAGCATCCCATGCGATGCCGCCCCGGCGTCCACTGCCCGAAGGCCCTCGCCCATTTGCCAGGCATATCCGGGCGATGTCTGATAATTTGCCATCGCAGCATCGGCCGCCGGCTGCCCGTTAAGCCCCAGCAGATCCTGCTGCGCCTGAAGCGGCGCGAGGCCGGCAGTGCGATACGGCGACAGATCCTGGCGCTGCTGATCGAACTGCTTCTGCGCCTGCGCCTGGCCCGCCTTCGCGGCACCGGACTGCAGCAACCCGCCACCGAGCGCTCCGGCAGCACTAACCCCAGCAGCAGCTACGGCCCAAGGCATCGCTCAGTCCTCCAGATCCAGGTGCGCGCGCAGCGACACCGCAGGCTCGCCCTCGACGTGATCGGCGTTGTGGATGCAGGCCAATGTGCATCCGTTTTCAAGTGTGAGAAACGTATGCAGCGTATTGGCCGGAATACGAATGACGGCCGGCGCTTGGTAGTCGCCAATCATCTCATCACCTCGCCATGCCCGTACAGCGCCAGCCGTCACAAGCGTAATGTGGCCTGTCTCGTGAGCATGTTGGGGCAAGAGCGTGCCAGCGTCCCGCACAGACCAGAGCTTCATAAACACGCCAGCAAAGATGACCAATTCCACCTGCTCTGGCTGGTGTTCAGCGCGTTTCATGTTCCACCCGCAGACAGATGATCAGCGTCGTGCGCTGCGTGGTACCGCCATTCTCCATGGAATGTGGGCGCAGATTGTCCAGCTCGAAGATCTCCCCAGGCCGGAACACCTGCTCGTCGCCGTCACACTCCACCACGCAGCGGGCATTAGCTTCCAGCACCACGTAGCACTTGCAGTTGTAGCGCTCCGCATGCCAGGCGCCCGCGTCACTATGTCGCTCGATACGACCTCCAGGGGGCAGCCGGGTGCAGAGTATCCCCCCGAGTTCCACAGACCTCTGTGAACCCATCAACGACCAGACGACAGGATGTATCGACGGCAGCCGGTCCCACACTGGATAGAACACGCATTGGCCGGGCTGGTTGTAGTCGGCCGGTTCCCGCAGTGTCTCGCGTGGGAAGTACCTAATCCACACGTCAGTCATATCGCCGTGCGCGGTTCCTTCGCGCTCCTTGCGTTCCGCGTACTGGCCCCACTCCGGGAGAGCCTCCAACTCAGCCAGGATTGGCGAAACGTCGAGGCCGGCATGGATGAGACGGAAGTTGCGCATCACCCCTCCGGGGAAGGACGCCAGCCGCCCGCAGGCAGACTGGCGCCGCTAGTATGCAGAGAAGAATTCTCCATGAACGACCTTCGCGGCAATAAGCCAAGCCGCATGAGCTTCTTCCGCAGTTTTATATGAACCAATCACAGCAAGAAACTCACGGCCATGTCTCCGCACGCCCTTCGGCAGCGGGCTTGTTCTCCCTCGATTCATGCACTGCTGGACAGGAGTTGCTTCCCGAAGGTTCGCCCAACGATTGTCGTAAGGGTTGCGGTTTATGTGGTCGATACTTTGCTTTGGCCATGCGCCGGTCATTATCGCCCAAGCCACCCTGTGAGCAAGAAATTGGTGCTTGTTGACAGCCACGACGAAGCCACTTCTCAGATGGCGTCCCCCTGCTGCTCTGCCGGCATGTTTGGTGTTCCAGCCGAACCCTTGCGGAGACTGAAAGGATTCTATCGGCCTTGGCTTCCAGGTTAATCTCCCAGTGAGATGGTCGTAGGCGAGAAGTTGACGCAGGTACTCTGGTGTGATGGGGTCGTCTTTGGTCATTAGTTCCGCTCCAATCGGACTGATGATCTTGGAGAAGGGCGCTTGCATCGCTCATTCTCCTCGGTAGCGCCGGCGGGATCAGCCCCGTCGGCGTTTCCATGTCTAGCACATCGTTGCGCATCTACCGCATACGCCTGGCGCGAATCACACCGCTCGCCGTTACCGTGCCGCTGAAATACGCCACCGCCACCAGCCACACCGTGGTCGCCGCCGTCACGTTGTAGCGCCGCGTCGCCGTGGCCAGAAGCTGGTTCGTGGAGCCAGCCGGGAACGTCGCGTTGATCAGCACGGTGACGCCGCCAATGCCGCAGCCCACCGCACTGAGTGTGCCGCCACTGGTCACGAACTGCACATCACCCGACACATCCCAGTCGCCTGCCGTCAGCGACAGCGAAACCACGTTGGTGCTCGCGCCACTGAACAGCGGCGTCGCAGCGCTCGCGGTCAGATACTCGCCGATATTGCCAGCCGCCGCGTCGGAACCGTCCGTCACGCCCTGGTTTACCTTCGCGAGCGCCGTCAGTTGACGCGATACATCATCAAAGAAACCGTTCCAGGCCTGCGAGTGCTGGCCATCAGCCGCTATCGGATTCTCGTTGGCGGGTGGTGACACCGCGCCGGTTGTCGTCATGGGCATCAATGAGTGCCCGCGGTAGTATCGACATCCACGCCATACAGGGTCGGGCTACCCATCATCGTCAATCGGAAAACCCTTTGCCGGAAACTGCCTAGCCGGGTCGTCGCGGTGCGAAACCGCGTCTGCCCGGCCGGCGCGGTCGGCAGCGAGCGTGAGGCGTTCCAGTTGATCCCGCCGTCGTCGCTCCATTCCAGGGTCATTGGTGCCACTGACGTTGCCGAACCCTGCCCCATCTCGACTTCCAGCCGCGCGCAGAATGCCCGGCGCGTCGTGGCCCAGAGCGGCGGCAGCGTCGCCTGACGTATCAGCGGTACACCTCCATCGCTTGCGCTTCCCAGGTTCGGAAGGAACAAAGCTCCGGTCGTTGCGTCCCCCAGCAGATAGCTTGATCCGAACGACGCCGCCGTCCTGGGCCGCCAGGCAGCGCTGCCATCCGCCGAGCTGGACCGCTCATGCCACAAGCTTGTGGCCACGTCATACACCAGCGTCCGCGTGTCCTGCGTGATGCAATAGAGACTGTGGCCATTGTAGACAAAGGCATACGCATAGTCCGTTTCTTCAATGATCTGCTCAATGGCGTGCGTGGAAACGCGCTGCGGCCTATAGCCGACGCTGCGATACACTATGCTGTCGGTGCCTACCCACCACACTGAGCCGTCGAGCACCGCCACTGAGCGGGCCGTGAAGATACCTGGCGCAAACACCCCTCCGGCACGGCGGCGGAAGGGAAAGAACGAGGTGCCGGGCGCTGTCTCCAGGCCAGAAGACCCCGCATCATACCAAACCTCGAAAGCTCGCTCACCAATAAGCCAGAACTCTCCCCTGTGCGCGATCACCCGGCGGATGACGTTTGGCACGCCGTCCGAATAGGCAAAGTCCAGGGCGTCATATTTTGTCGGATCAAGCAAATAGGATATGAACCAGCGCGTATCGTCCTCGTATCCCGTGAAAGCGAAGTAACCATCCAACTGCGCCACCGAGGCGGCGCCGGGAAAGTCGCCGGTTATCTGGTTGAGCGGACCGTTCCAGTTGCATGTCCACGCATTGGGCGGCACGCAGACAACAGCCTGCGTCGATCCCACGGCGATTGTCACGTAATCGTAAGGCCGCGCCGGAACGCCCACGTCGCCCATATCCTCTATGGCGGGCGTGGGGTCTGGTGCGTTCGGGAACGTCACCCGATAGAAGTGCGTGCCAGATACAACGTAAGTCACGCCCGGCTGGTCGTCATTCAGCGCCCAGATCGGGCCGCTGCCGACGGTCATGAACAGGTTCAGTCCGGCCGTAGACACCAGGGCCGCGGCGGTGCGCGCGTCGGCCGGTTCCTGCTCGGCCATCAGGTTGATGAGCCGCTTCGCCGACAGCGGCAGCGAGGAGTGGCTGTAGCTTTCCAGCGGAATCGGGATGCGCCGCATGCCAGTCTGTGGCGTAGGCGCCTGGGTGTTGGTGTCAGACATCAGGCGGTGACCGCAGTGCCAGAGCAGACCGAGATCCACTGCGCTGACGACCAGAACACTAGCACGCCGGTTCCCGCGCCGGCGGCCTCGCCTGGCTTGCGACCGTTCATGCAAAAGACCATGCAACCGCTGTTCTGAACGTGCATCACCGGCAACTGGGCAAACGTCACGGGCCAGGGCAGCAGTGGCACGGTGAACTGCGGCAGGGTAGCGTTGGCGCCGCCACCAGAGACTGTGCCGCCCATGACGCTGATCTGCACATCGGCGTTGTTCTGTCCACCCAAGATCCGCAGACGTGTCGGATTGGTCAACGAGCCATAGGTCGCATCCAGCGACTGCAATCCCGGCTGCAGCACCTGGGGAACCGCGCCGGCAACGTAGCTGCCTATGGCATCATAATAGAGCGTCGCGCCGGGATCGATGGTGATGGTCGGTGCGCCATCCATCATACTGACCTGAATTTTGTTGTTGATACTTGGCGTTGTGCCGCCAAGCGCCCTGATCGGCGCCGCAGTGCCGACCGGCGTGCCGGCAAAGCAGCCCCAGATGAATGTGTTGTTCTGGGCGTTCTTCAACGATCCATCAGACGTGCCATTGAATACGACGCCATAACCAGTCCCACCAGAACCACGCGATGAGCTGCAATTAATGAACACATTATCGTCGCCGCACACGATGACGTATGCGGTCCCGTTCATGTGCGTGACCTGGATGTTCTCGAAGAAATTAAAGGCGCACCCATAGCCAAGACCAGGTGTGGTGCCGGTAACGCTATCGAGCCCGATGCCGTTCCCGGCAGCAGAGAGGGTGATATTAATATTGCGGAAGTTGTTGCGCTCGGAATAGCCCGCGGCGGTCGTGGGGGCTGTGGCAACATAAATTCCGTTGTCCTGCGCTGTCAGGATGTTCAGATTAGCAAACTCGGAATTGCAGACCGAGGAGACCAGTAGCCCCTCATTCGCGCGGCCGTTGCAATCGAGGTTCATGTCACGGACTGCCATACCCCACAGGAACTGCGGATTTGGCATGCCGGGCACCCCTCCCGGAACGGGTGGGCTGAAAGCCAGCAGCGGTCCGGTGGCTCCAGTGTAGAGCAGCGTCGTGCCACGATTGGGCTGGTATCCGTACATCCAGTTGCCAGCTCCAGCACCCTGCATCTGCACGTTGGGCACGTTGATGTTGATTGTACCGCTCACCGCATATGTGCCAGGCGGGAAATGGATCGAACCGCCGGCGATGCCGACAGCGGCGATGGCAGCGTTGATTGCTGACAGATCGTCATGCACCCCGTCGCCCACCGCGCCATATTCCTGCGGGGTGACAACGCCGGAGCTGGCCAGGCAATAGTTGCGCAGCGCAACGGCACTGAAGCGACCAGATCCGGCTCGCTCGCCCACAAATGACGACGTATCGGTGACGGCGCCGATGTCCGGCATATCGACGATGCGGATGCTGCCACTCATGCCAGGACGGGCTCCAGGATGTCGGTCGTTATCGGGATCGTGTCGTCGGTGAGCAGCGAGGTCGGCGGCAGTTGGAACACCGCGCCGCCGAGGCGGATATGCAGAATGCCGGACATCAGCGTCTCGGCGCCCTGCGTGTCGTAGCTGAGCTGCACGGCCCAGATGCAGCGGCGTGGCCAGAGGCTCATGGTGCCGGACGGGAACGTGAAGTCGAACGCGCCGAGGGCATCGGATGCGACGCCTGGAATGCTCGCTAGCAACTGGCCGGTGACCGGGTGCCACATGCCGTATTCGTGCCAGTACTGACCGGGCACATCGGCCCACACGGTGAACTGAGCGGCGGGACCGCCGAGGCCGCCGGTGACCTCGATCGCCTGCGCGCACGGGTCGTCACTGTCCACCACGGTAACGCGCAGATAGAGGCTGTCGGCCGAGGCCAGCACCAGGTCGCGGCGCGGGATGTGGATGGGCGAGGTGCGCATATAGGGCACGGTGAGGGCCATGGATGGCATTTGGTCGTCCCTGGGCTAATTGAACTGATAGACACCCGCTGCTTGCACACCTGGGAATGTGTTGGTCCAGTTCGGCGAATTGTTGCCGATGATCCGGTGCTGATTGTCACTCGCACAGTTGATAAAGATACCGGCCCCTGCGCCTTTGTCGTTAGCGCGACAATTCGACATCGAGAGGAAGCTAGAGATGTTCGCGCCGACCGATACGCACGGCTGCACATAGGCAATGTTAGCTGTGCGAAGGAAGAAACATGACGATATAATCGCTTCGGCGATACCGCCGCCTGTTCCGTTAACCACAACCCCCGTCACATCAGCCGACGAGGTATCAAATGAGCATCCTGTCAGGACAATGCGGCCGGTATTACCGGAAGATCCAAGCACGTCGATGAACGATGCGCCGGAGTTGCCCTGACCGAACCAGCTGTTTGAGATATAAAGAATGCCATTCGTAATCGTGGCGGCCTTAAATCCCGCTGCCGTAGCGGTGAAGTAAGAGCCCGTCACCTCGAACCGGC